GCGACGTTTGCGCTCTCGCTCGCCGAGCTCGACACCACAGCGGACAAGTTGACCGCCGCCAACGTGTCGCTGTTCAAGCGGGTGGCGATGAACGCCGACCCGAAGATCCGGCCGTTCAAGACGCGGGACGGATACGAGTACTATGTGATGTTCGCGGGCACCAACGCCTTCCGCGATCTCAAGCTCGATCTCAACGCCAACGTCAACCTGCATGCGCGCATGCGCGAAGGCGACGGCTTGAACAAGAACCCGCTGTTTCAAGACGGCGATCAATTGTATGACGGCTGCATCATCCGGTGCGTTCCGGAGATCAGCAGTTTCGTCAACAGCGGCGGTCCATGGAACGCGGCCTTGGGGCTGGCCGGTGCCGGCGGCACCACCCGCGTCGAGCCGGTGTTCGTCTGCGGCCAGCAGGCCGTCGTGCTCGGCTGGGGGCAGATGGCGCGGCCCACCGAGCGCAAGGAGGATGACTACGGCTTCATCCAGGGCACCGGCGTCGAGATGTGCTACGGGGTCTCCAAGATCTTCAAGGCGCATCCGATGGAGAACACCACCAAGCTGGTGCAGTTCGGCATGCTCAACGCCTTCGTCGCCTCGGCCTCCGACTGATCGCAACCCCTAGAGCAAGAGCAAACAGGAGAGCAATCTCATGGCTACCTCACTCAACAATGCTCTGGCGGCGCGCGACAGCGGCTACCAGACTATCGGCGTGCTGCGCCGTTCCTTCGTGGTTGGCGACTTTCCGACCGGCGCGCTCACCAAGACGGTCGGCGCGCTGCCGGCCGGCGCACAGGTGATCGGCGGCGGCATCGTGATCCTCACCGCCGAGGCCACCGACACCCTCGACGTCGGCTGGCTCGACTTCGACGGCACCACCGCCGACCCCAACGGCTACGCCTCGGCGTTGGCGTTGACGCCGGCCGCCGGGCTGATCGAGTTCGACGAGCTCGCCGCCGCCACCGCCGCCCTGCGCTCGGTCGCCACCCAGGTGACCGTCACCGCATCGGCGGCACTCACCACCGCGGTGTTCGACGTGATCGTGCTGTTCGTCACCAAGAACCCGACATCGGGCGCAGCCGCCTGATGGCGTTCAACCCGGAGAAGCGGCGGGATCGCAAGTCCCGCCGCAACGAGGTCCTGCATGGCAAAGCGCAAGTTGAAGAAGCGCGAGCCCGTCCGCATCGTTCGCAAAAACAAGAGGAGAGCTACCGTGACGCCGAGGGCTACCTCGTCCCAGGAGGACGAACTTCCGAATACGCGCGCAGCCAGGCGCTCAATCGCGAGCGAAAGGGCTGAGGCGCAACCGCAGCCCCAGGCGCTCGAGCCGAGCGAGGCGCGCGAGCGGGACATTGCACCGACAGTCGGTGCGCTGCCGCCGCTGCCGATCGCCACGCTGTGCTGGACCGGCGAAGGCAAGAGCAAGTGGTGGAACACGCTCGAGTTCAAGCAGGGCGACGCAACGCCGATCGACAGCCTGCCGCTCAACATGCAGCGGCAGATGATCGAGGCCTGCGCCGGCAGCGCCAACTGGAAAGTCGAGTACGTCCTGCCCGACCTCGAGGCCGAGCCGCAGTGACATGACCGACTATACGCGCGCGCAATTGGTGGAGATCACCGCCACCAAGCTCAACGTGCTCGCGCCCGGTCAATCGCTGGCGGCCGAGGACAGCGTCAAGATCAACCAGGCGCTCGATCAGCTGTTCGATCAGTTGGGCCAGGATGGAATTTTGTCGCTCGGCGACGACGACACCATCCCGGCCTCGTGGTCGCCATACCTCGCCATGCTGGCGGTCAACCTCTTGGCCAACGACTACACCACCAGTCCGTTCGATCCCGCCATCAAGGCGATGAACGAGGCGATCCTGCGCAGGCTCGTCCGCGCGACCGAGACGTTCGAACCTCAACAAGCCGAATATTTCTAGGCTAATATGCGCGGCGATCGGATGCGTCAAACATCCGACCGCCACTTGACAGAGCAACCTGTGTGGAGGTCGCCATGCCCAATCGCAAGCATATCATCAAACACGGTGCGGCCTGCGGCGGAAAGACGACGCCAGAATATCGCAGTTGGCATGGGTTGCGCGGTCGTTGCAACAATCCGACACATCAGGATTACGAGAACTATGGTGGCCGAGGCATCAGGGTCTGCGAGCGATGGGATCGGTTCGAGAATTTTCTCGCCGATATGGGGTCCAGGCCACCGGGATATTCGATCGAACGTATCGATGTGAATGGACATTACGAGCCAGCGAATTGCAAATGGATACCGCTGTCGGAGCAATCTAAAAATCGCCGATGGTTTCGATCTGCACACTATCGCGATCTTGTCGGGCAAGCCTTCGGGAGACTGCGGGTTATGGCTGATGCTGGACGCGACAAGCACGGTAAGGTGCTCTGGCTATGTGAGTGCATTTGCCACGCGACTGTGACGGTCACGACTGGACTTCTCGCCTCTGGCAAAACGCGATCATGCGGCTGCTTGCATCGAGAGCAACTGATAGAGCGAAACAGCAAGCGACGACGCTGATGGGCAGGGTGAGGAGAGCATGATGGCAGGCTACGCATTCGGCGGCGGACCATCCATGGATTACAGCAGAGCTCTGCAGCCCTACATCGGCGGAGGACCGCAGGGCATGCCCGCACAGCAGGGCATGCCGCCAGGGTTCGATGTCAACGCCTTCACCCGTGAGCCGGCGCAGTTCGGCGGGTTCGGTGGCGGCGGCATGCCGCCAGGCGTGGGGATGCCGGACATGCAGAACATGCGCGGGCGATACGGGCTCGGCATGGGCCGGTTCGGCGGCATGAATTTTCCGTTCGGCGGTCAATTGCCGTTCGGCGGCATGGGGCAGCAGTTCGGGCAGCAAGAGGGGGGACCGTGGGCGCAGCCTGAAATGCGCAACCTGCTGATGATGCTGGGCCAGCAATATGGCCGATGAGACCGACGCAGGTTACTGCGGCGGTGCGATGGATCACGCCAGAGCAGGCCTGGACCGATCACCCGCTGATGCGCTGAACAACAGCGCCAATGTTTCTGTCCGCAAACGAAGTAAGGCAGGGTTCAGGGGCGTCTGGTTCCGCACCGATCGCAATAGGTGGTGCGCTCGAATTTTCAGAGCAGGAAGCAAGCATTATCTCGGAACCTTCAAAACCAAAGAAGAAGCTGGCGCTGCCTATGCTCGCGCCGCCAAGCAACTCTATGGTTCATATTGTCCGCTGTATCTGGAGGCATTGCAGCAGTGACCGCGATACCTTTTCCGCTCAGCACCGCCCCCGGCCACGAGAACCATATGGAGAGCGGCGGCCGGCTGGTGAACTGCTTCGTCGAGCAACTGGGTGAGGGCAAGGAGGGGCGCGTCAAGCGCATCCGGGTGCCTGGCCTGACCGAGAAGTACACCTCCGCCGGCACCGGCAATGCGGTGATGATGAGCGTGCCGGCTGCCGCCGGCTCGGGCCAGCAGGATCGGGTGTATGTCGCCTATCTTGGCGAGCTCTACCGCACCAACGGGCTCGGCGGGGCCCTGGTGCTGCACGCCAGCGGCGCGTCCTACACGCCGTTCGAGATGGCGCGCAATCAGAAATACCCGGAGCCCGACAAGCTGATCATCTCCGGCGACACCAACCTGGTCGGCACCATCACCTACGCCGGCGGGCTCGGCTTTTACGGTGTGGGCAATTTGCCAAACTTGCCGCCGATCACGGTGTGCAATGTGAATGGATATTTTTTCATCGGCTACCCGGACGGACGGATTTTCGCGTCGGACCAAAATGACGTCAATCAAGACCCGCTCAGCTTCACCAACACCTACGCCAAGCCGGACAGTCTGTTGCGCTGCATCGCCTACAATGGCCGGCTCTATGCGTTCGGAAAGCACTCGATCGAGGTGTGGACCGACGTCGGCGGTGAACCGTTCCCGTTCCAGCGCGCGGCGGTCATTCCGTTCGGACTGATCGATCGCAGGGCCGTGGCCGGCTATGACGATGCATTCAGCGCCGGCCTGCTGTGGGTCGCCAACGATTTCACGGTGCGCATGTTGGACGGCTACAACGCCGTCAAAGTGTCGCCGCCCGATCTCGATCGCCTGCTGACCGTAGAGGACAGCGTCGCCAACCATACTTGGCTGGCGGGTTGCTACGTCGTCGACGGACATTCGTGCTGGTACATAACCGGCGATGATTTCACCTGGGTGCTCGATCTCAACACCATGAAATGGCACGAGCGCGCTAGTCATCTCGATACGCGCTGGCGCGCCTGGCCGACCGTGCAGCACTACGCCGGCTACTGGCTGGCCGGCGACATCGATGGCGGCAACCTCTACCAGATCGACCCGACCAACCACACCGAGGACGGCGATCCGCTGCGCGCGCGGCTGGAGAGCGCAGCGGTGTCGGCATTCCCGGCCCGCACGCGCGTGCTGCGCGCCGATTTCGAGATGGAGACCGGGGTCGGCATCACCGGCGGAGAGGTGCCGATCGAGACCGATCCAACCATCGCAATCTCATGGAGCGATGACGGCGGCGTCACCTGGGGCAATCCACTGACCCGCGCGCTCGGGCAGCAGGCGCAATATCGCGACATCAGCATTTACAATGTCGGCAGGACCACCCGCTACGGTCGCAGGTGGAGATTGGATGTCAGCGATCCGGTGTACGTCAATTTCGTCGGCGGTCATCAGTCGGCTGAGCCGCGACGCTGATGCCGGCCCCTCCGCTGCCGCCGCCCGATGTTCCGATCGTCAACCCGGAGACTGGCCTGGTCGACCGGGACTGGTACGACTGGTTTCGCGGATTGGGCGTCGCCGATACCGGCGGTGATGTATTCGACGGTCAGCTGGCGTTTCCGGCCACGCAGAACCCGTCGAGCGATCCCAACACGCTCGACGACTACGAGGAGGGAGACTGGACGCCGGTCCCGACCTTCGCCACTCCAGGCAGCTTCAGCTTCTCGCCCACTGCCCAAGCCGGTCGCTACGTCAAGATCGGCAAGCTGGTGCAGTTCACCTTGAACCTGCAGGGATCGACCTCGAACGTCGGCACCGCCAGTGGACAGCTGAGAGTGACCGGACTGCCGTTCGCACACGACACGTTCTCTCAGCAATCAGGCGGTTCGGTGGTGTTCGCCGGCATCAACGTGGCTGGCTTCACCACCATCAACGCCGCGATCGATAGCGGAAACACCTTCATGTACTTCGTGGCATCGAAGATGGGCAGCGGGCTCGGCGACGTTCCAGTCAATGTCGATGCGACCCATGTCGGCACCATCCTCGTGCTGGCCGGCGGCGGCACATACCGCGCCGCCGCATAAAGGAGAAAAACCATGGGCTTCTGGGATGGACTGACCGGCCTGTTCACCGGCAAGCCGGTCGAGAAGGCCGCCCAGGCTGGAGCAGGCATCCTCAATCAGGGCTACCAGGATTACCTCGCTCGCAGTGGCCAGGGCATCTCGACGCTGCAGGACCAGTACTACCGCGGCATCGGCTCGCTCGGTTCGGGATACGACGCCGCGCTCGCAGCCTACAGCGGAATGGGGCCAAGCGCGTTTCAGCCTTACGCCGGCGGCGCGCAGGCTGGCACGCAATCCTACCTAGACGCATTGGGGGTGAACGGGCCAGCAGGCTTTGAGCGCGCGCAGCAGAGCTACATCATGTCGCCCGGCACGCAGAATGCCATCGACCAGGCGGTCAAGGCGACGACCCGAGCCGGCACCGCCGCCGGCGGCGCAACCGGCAACATCCAGGCGGCCGCCGCCGATCGCGCCACCAAGCTTGCGCAGCAGGACTACTGGGGCAACTACGTCGGCGCGCTCGCGCCGTTCCTAGGCTACGGTCTCGGCGTTGCCGGCGGCCTCGACAAGTACGGCATGGGCACGACCCAGGACATCGCCGGCCTCTACACCGGCCGCGGCCGCGACATCGCCGGCTTCGAGCGGGGGCTCGGCCAGGACGTCGCCAGCATCTACGGCAACCAGGCCGCCGGCGCGAGCAACCTGGCGAGCGGGCTCGCCGGTCTCAAGCAGCAGGAGCTCACCGCCGGCATGGGCGGCGCAGCCAACGCCATCGGCCTCGGGCTCAACGTGCTGAAACTGTTCAACCCGTTCAGCATGGGTACCGGCGGCATGGGCCTGCCGAAAACCGGATCGACGAATACCGGCTATCTGTACTGAGGATCGGTCATGGCCAATCTGCTCGGCGTTCCGCAACTGGACTTTTCGGCGCTCGGCGGACTGCGGCAACAGGCCGACGAGCAACGCCGGCGTGAGCAGGAGGCGTTCTATCGCCAGCAGGCGTTCCAGCAACGCCAGGCCGAGGCCGCGCGCGAGCAGGCATTCGCCAAGTCGCTGTCCGACCTTCCGCAGCGCGACGGCGTCTACGACTACGGCGAGATGGCGACGCGCGCTGCGCGCGCCGGATACCTGCCGGGCGTCGAGCATTTCAGCCGCCTGGCGGAGGCGCAAAGGGCGCGGCTGGAGGGGCGCAGCGCCGAGCATGTCGTGACCGATGCCGCCGGCAATCAGCGAATTATCAGCGTCGATCGAAGAACCAAGCAGGCAACGGATGTCACCCCGCCGGGGCTGTCCAATGCACAGCCGACCAACCCGTATGCGGTAGGCGGCAAGCGAACCGAGCATGAGGATAAATCTGCCCTGTTCTCCGATCGCGCCGCTACCGCCCACCAAGCCATCACCAAGTTCGAGAACATCAACCAGGAGCCGGGCGGCAAAATCGGCGCGCTGGTCGAGCAAACCTTGCCGGCAGGCGCTGCCAACATCCTGGTGTCCGGCGAGCGCGGTCAATTGATGAATGCCAAGCGCGCCTTCATCAATGCATTGTTGCGGCGGGAGAGCGGCGCAGCCATCGCGGCGACGGAATTCGCCAGCTACGACAAGGAATACTTCCCGCAGCTGGGCGATACCAAAGAACAAATTAACGACAAACGCATCCACCGCGCCGAGGTGGTCGCCGGGCTGGCGCGCGAAGCCGGCCGCGGTTATCGGCCGGGGTTCACCATCGATCCCGAGACCGGGTTCATCACGAAGCAATCGAATATCCCGGCCGCCGCCGGCGCGCAGCCGCAGACCCAGCCGCAGACCACCGGCAAAGCGCCCGGCTCATTCGATACGGCGAATGCTCCACCAGCACCACCCGCTGCGCAGCGCGTGAAGGGAAACATCTATCAGACCCCGAAGGGTCCGCTGATGTGGACCGGCGAAGCGTGGGTTGAGCCATAATGCCCAAGACATTTACCGATGCCGAGGTTTTCGGCACGCAATCAAAAACATATACGGACGAGGAAGTGTTCGGCTCGCAACCGCCGACCTCCGCCGGGGAGGCCGCCGGTCGCGGGTTCTTCAACACCGCCACCTTCAACTTCTACGACGAGCTCAAGGGCCTGGCGCGGGCGGGCGGCTTCGATCCGAATGACCCGCAGACCGACAACGAGATCAAGGCGCTGTTCAAGGGCGCCTACCGCTACTTCACCGGCGACAAGGAGGCCGAGAAACTCTACGAGCAGGAGAAGAAGCGGGTCGAGGAGGAAACCAAGCGGCTGGAGGAGGCGCACCCCTACGCCTCGTTCGGCGGCTCGCTGGGCGGGGCCGTGGCGCTGCCGATCGCGGCTGCCGCGAAGGGAGCTACCATCGGGGCGCGCGCCCTGGCGGCCGGCAAGACCGGCGCAGTGACCGGCGGCCTGAGCGGGGCGGGCGCGGGCGAGGGGACCGGCGGTCGGGTGCTCGGTGCAGCAGTCGGCGCACCGGTCGGGGGCGTGGTGGGCGCAGCCGCGCCATATGTCGTCGAGCCGGTTGTGCGGGGTGCTGCGGCAATCGCGTCCCCCGTCACTAGTCGCATCCGCGGCGCGCTCTATCCCGAGGCCGAAGCCACCCGGCAGATCGGGGTGGCGGCTGTAGCCGATGCTGCCGCTCCCGCCGCCGGCCGGGCCGGTCTGACTGCCGCCGAATTTGCCGACGAGCTCGCCGCCGGCACGCCGGTCGCCGTCATTGATCGGCTCGGGCAGGAGGGACTGTCGGCCGCCAGGCGGGCTACCAACCTCTCCCCGACTGCGCTCGGCACGCTCGGCGACCTGGCCCAGGAGCGTTATCGATCGACCGGTGCGCGGCTGAGCGATTGGATGCGTGGCGCGTTCCACTACCCAGACGCCGATGCGCAACGCATTGCAATTGCGGAAGCGGCGCGCAACGCCAACGCGCCGGCCTATCGCCGGGCGATGCAGGAAGCCGCGCAGCTGCATCCCGGCGGGTTATGGGACGAGGGCTTCGAGCAGATCTCGCAGGCCCCGATCGTGCAGGACGCCATCCGCAAGGCCTCCGTTACCGGAGCCAATCGCGCCGCGCGGGAGGGCTTCACACCGGTCGGCAATCCGTTCCGGTTCGATCGCGAGACCGGACGCATGACGCTGCGCGAGGGTGGCCCGAGGCCGACCTTGCAGTTCTGGGACCAGGTCAAGCAGAACCTCGACAAGGTCAACACCCGCGAGAGTGCAGACTGGTCGCGCGTGCTGCGCGAGCGCATCGACGAATTGGTGCCGAGCTATGGTGAGGCGCGCGCCGGTGCGGCGCATTTTTTCGGTGCGCGCGACATGCTCAACGCCGGCGAGCAGTTCGTCGGGGCAGCGCAGAAATACGGGATACCGGAGGCGCGCCGTGCGCTCGCCGCCGCCTCGCCGCAGGAGCGGCAGCTATTCCACGACGGCTACGCCTCGCGCCTGATCCAGGCGCTCGACGCCAAGGGCGGGGCGGCGCGCACCAACATGCTCAACAACATTCGCAACAGCCGCGCTGCGCGCGAGGAGCTCGAGCTCGGGCTCGGCGGGCGCGACCGGGCGGAGGCTTTCCAGGCCCGCATGCGGGTCGAAAGCGTCATGGATCGCCTGCGCACTAATCTGGGAAATTCGACGACAGTCCGGCAGGCAATCGATACCGGTCTGCTCGGGATTGGCGGCGGCGCGGCGATCTATGATCCGTCGACCTTCGCCGGACCAGCAGGCCTTGCACTCGCGCTGCGCGGCGGCAACCGGTTCATCAATCAGCGGGTTGCGGCGCGGGTCGCCGAGCTCCTGGCCTCGAACGATCAGGCGGTGGTCGAGCGCGGCATCAACATGGTGACCCGCAATCCCAAGCTGATGGCGATGCTCGAAGGTGCAGACAATTGGATGGCGCGCATTGCCGGCACCAATGCGCCCGAGCTCTCGTCGCCGCTCAAGATCACGGTCGGCGGAACGCCGCAGGGGGAATAGCGCATGGCAGCAACGCTGTTTGGGCTCGCGTTGAGCCAGCAATGCGACGCGAGCGGCACGCCGCTCAGCGGATGCAAACTGTACTTATACGCCGCCAACTCCACGACGCCGGTCACCAGCTATCAGACCGCCGACCTCCTTCCCGGCCAGGAGAACCCGTGGCCGATCGTGTCCGACAACCGCGGGCGCATCCCGTCGTTCTGGCTGCCGGACGGCAGCTATCATGCACGGCTGACCGACGCCAACGACGTCGTGCAATTCGACGATAACGACATCCTGGGGATCGGCTCGGGCTCCTCCTCGGAGCCGTCGATCAGCTGCACCGGCGATATCAAATTCCGCCTGGGCGAGGAGAGCCTGAACGGCTGGGTCAAGCTGAACGGTCAGACGCTCGGCAATGTCGGCTCGGGTGCTGCAGTCTCGGGTGAGGATTATGAGGACCTCTTCACCTACCTCTGGGAGCATTTCGACGACACGATCTGCGCGGTGAGCGGCGGGCGGTTCACCGCCGGCAACGACTGGGCGGCCGGCAAGACGATCGGCCTGCTCGATCTGCGCGGGCGGTTCGTGGTCGGGCTCGACGACATGGGCGCGGCCGCCGCCAACCGCCTGGCCGATGTGTCGTTCTCGCCTGGCGACGCCGTCACCGGCGGCAGCGCCGGCGGCCTCGTCGCAGCTGGCTCGCCCGGGCTCGGGTTCCTGGTCGGCACCTGGCACATTCGGATGTAGCCCAATGCTGCAGATCAACGTCGATCCGATCAGCAATCGCGAGGAGTGGACCGACAATTGCGAGGTGCGCGATCAGAACAATGTGCTGGTTGATCTATCCTCCGCCAGCATCGTGCTTGCCGTGCAGGACAGGCAGACCAAGGTCCATGTACTGCTGGCATCGACCGATGATGGCAACATCACTATCCCCGGCACCGGCGTGTTCCGCTGGACATTCACCGAGACCGAGATGCGCGGCGTGGACGCCAGTCGCGCCTACGAGATCGGCTGCACGCTCGCGCTCAATGGCACGATCCATCAATTATTCATCGGTACCGTCAACGTGCTGGATGGCATCGTTCCCTAGGGTCGGCCCATGACGCTCAAGGTCAAACTGCTGCCGCGGGCGACCTTCCGGGGAAGGATCACGTCGAGCTTCCCGGCGAGCGTAATCGGCATTCCGCCGATCGAGATCACCTCGGTCGGCACGGGCTTCGAGATCTCGATCGATCTCGACGCGCTGCAGCTGCTGCTGCTGACGGAAGCGGTCGTCACCCTCACCGACGTCGCCATGCCGACCGAGGTGGCGCTCGACGCCGCGCTCGGCAACATGTTCTACCTGGGAGCCGCCGGCGACCGGCAGATCGGCGTGCCGAGCAACGCGCCGGCAGCCGGCAGGACGCAGAAGCTGATCATCCGGCATGAGGCGCTCGGCGGGGTGAGCCGCACGCTTGCGCTCAACACGGCAGGAGCCGGCAGCTTCCGGTTTGGGACGTTCGTCACGGCGTTGACCGCGACCCTGGCCGGCACGGTGGACTACATCGGCGCGATCTACAATGCGCCGGACGATCGATGGGACGTGGTGAGCTACAGCAAGGGATTTTGATGGACGCGCAAGTCAGGCTGCCGGCCTCTGGCATGGAGATCCGCACCACCGACACCCGCCATGGTCCGATGCAGTACTACAGCGGCGACCAGTTCATCGGGCGCAGCCTGGAGCTCTACGGCGAATACAGCCCCGGCGAGGTCGAGCTCTTTCGCAAGCTGATCAAGCCAGGCTGGGTGGTCGTCAACGGTGGCGCGAACATCGGGGCATTGACCGTGCCGATTGCCGACCTGGTGGGCGCAGATGGCGTGGTGCATGCGTTCGAGCCGCACCCCGAGCACTTCAAGCTGCTCAAGAGCAACAGCAAGGGGCGCAAGAACATCAAGCTGCACGAACTGGCGCTATGGCATTCGCGCGGCGACAACAAGATGCGCAAGCTGATGGAGATCGAGAGCGGCAATTACGGCTGCACGGTGCTGCAGAACGATGGACCGCACACCGTTCGTATGATGGCGCTCGACGACGTTCTGGGCGACGAGCGTGTCGACCTGCTGATGCTCGACATCGAGGGCACCGAGATCATGGCCCTGGAGGGCGCTCGCAAGATCCTCAAGCGCGATCGCCCGCTGCTCTACCTGGAGGATCAGTGCAAACTCGACGACAACGGGCAAAAGTGCGGCGACAGCACGCTCGTCCAGTATGTGCGCTCGCTCGATTATGTGTTGTTCGATCACCGCCCCGCCATGTACTCCCCGGATAACTTCAAGAACTGCCCGGAGAATGCATTCACGAGCGTCGATCCGTTCGAATACAAGGCCTACGGCACGCTGTCATACAATCTGCTGTGCGTGCCCAGCGAGCGCCTGTCCGAGTTCCGGGCGGTGTTGGACGATCCGCCGCTCTACTACAAGGGTGAGACCGGCTCCAAGCTGCAGATCGCGGTTCCGAGGTTTCCGCTCAATGGCACCGGCTGGGCCTGCATCGCCCGCATGGGCGGGGTCGGCGACAACCTGATGGCGGCATCGGCCTGCCGGCCGCTCAAGGAGCTCGGCTACCAGGTCGAGGTGATCTCTCAGGCCCCGATGGCGGTGGTGTTCCAGCACAATCCGTACATCGACAAGCTGTCGGTCTACGAGGCCGGTGATTGGCCGACCGATCTGACGCAGTGGCAGAAGTGGTTCCAGATGCGGGCGAAGGAGTACGACCGCTTCGCCAATCTCTCGCACAGCTGCGAGGCGCTGTGTGCGGCATTCACCATCCAGACCGCATTCTGGTGGCCGGAAAAATTCCGCCGCAAGCTGTTCGATCGCAACTACCTGGAAAGCATTCATGACATCCTGGATCTTCCTCATACTTTCGGTCCGCTGTTCTTTCCGACTGCGGCCGAGCGCGAGCAGGCGCGCATCACCAGACAGGCGCTGAAAGCGGATCTGGTGATCGGCTGGTGCCTGAGCGGAACGCGCATCGACAAGATCTATCCGCAGTCCGGGCAGGTGGTGGCGAGATTGATCAAGGAGCTCGGCGCGCATGTCGTGCTGATGGGCGCGCCGCCGCCGCACCGCGACTTTCAGCTGGCCAAGGAGATCATGCAGATCGTCGAGGTGACCAACGGCTCGACTGCCGGACTGAGCCACGCCGCCAGCCCCTCGCTGCAGGAGGAGAAATGGCCGATCCGGCGCATTTTGACGTTTGCGGCGACCTGCGATCTCTACATCGGCATGGACACCGGGCCATCGTGGGGCGTGGCATTCGAGCCGATCCCCAAGATCATCCTGCTGTCGCACGCCTCGCCGACAAACATCACTCGGCACTGGGTCAATACAATCAGCTTGCACGCTGATCAGAAGGAGGTAAGCTGTGCGCCGTGCCACAGGTTGCACGATGACATGTCGACCTGTCGGCCCAACAAATGGAACAACGGCGCAGCATGTATAAGCGACATCGGCGCGGAACTGGTGATAGAGGCCGCGAAGGCGGCATTGAGCCAAGACAACCGATTGCTCGCGCGGCTGCGAAGCGATTGGGCCTCGCGCGTTACTTTACTGGGAAACCTTGCATCAACGGCCACATCGCAGAGCGCGACACCGGAGCAGGTCGCTGCGCAGAATGCGTGAAGTCGAGTTGTCGTCAATACTACTGGAGTGATCCAAAGCGAGCGCGCAAGCGTGTTCGTAATTACTATGCCGAGCATAGAGCGGAGCGCAGCGAATACGGCAAGCGGTGGCATGAGCAAAATCGCGAAGCCAACAACGCACGTAGTCGCGCTTACCATGCAAAACACCGTAAGCGCCGCAGTCTCGAGCGTAAGCGTAAGCGCGCCGCTTCTGATGAGGTGAGGGCTTGGGCGCGGGCCTATAACAAGGCGAAACGCCTGAGCGATCCGAATTATCGCACCATAAAGGTTGTCACCGCGACATTACGGAGAGCGATCCGGCATCCAACCCGTCCCGGATCGGCTCCTCGTCACCTTGGTTGCTCGATCGAGTTTTTCAAGGAGTACATCGCGGCCAAGTTCAAGAAGCCGATGTCGTGGAGAAACTGGGGGCGCGTGTGGCAACTGGATCACATCAAGCCATTCAGATCGTTCGATCTGACGGATCAGGAGCAGTTGCTGCAAGCCTGTCACTACACCAACGTACAACCGCTGTTTATCGCCGAGCATTTTGCAAAGACATCCAAGGAGAAGACGAGACATGTCGCTTGAATACACCACCTTGGTGCTGCCGCTCGACGATGATCAGCAGGCGTTGCTCGACGCCAAGGCCGCCGAGGGCTGGCAGATGGTGCCCGGTGTCAAGCCGTTCGGGGTGTGGATGCTGTGCCGCGCCGTCGCGGGGTACATGGCCGAGAACAAGGGGTTCGGGACGTTCCACATCGACGACAGCAAGATCTTCATCTTGCGCAACGGCAAGCTGCTCGATGGCCTGGGCAACGAGGTGCCGGCCGAGCGCGCCAGGGAATTGGGGATCGACCTCCCATGAGGATGATCTCCTACAGCATCAATCATGAAGACGTGATGCTCAATCGCGCATTTCAGGACATCAAGGACGGCACCTACATCGACGTCGGCGCATTCCTGCCGGTCCAGCACAGCAACACCTATGCGCTCTACGCGCGCGGCTGGTCGGGGGTGGTGTGCGACCCGGTGTTCAATTTCGAGATCGACTGGGTGCAGCAGTGGTGCGCATTGCGGCCGCGCGACAAGGTGGTGCGTGATGCGATCGGGGCCGCGCCGGGCGAGACTGAATTCTGGCTGTGCAACTATCGCGGCTTGTCAACCTGCGCGAGGCAGTCGATCGACCGGCACCTCGATCAAAGCCCTACCAACACCGCGATGAGTGATGGCAGCAAGGTGCCGATGTCGACCCTCGACCAAGTGATTGGGCGGTTGATGGATGGCAAGGCACCGCATCTGATCTCGATCGACGTCGAGGGCCTGGAAGGCGAAGTGCTCAAGGGCATCGATCTCACCAAGCATCGTCCCTGGATGTTCGTGATCGAGAGCTACAACAGCGCCGACCTCTCGCCGCACTATCCGGCCTGGGAGCCGCTCCTCTCGGATGCGGGCTATCAGTGCGTCTGGGACGATCGCATCAATCGGTTCTATGTCGCCGACGAGCGCATGGAATTGGCCAAGCACTTCGACTACCCGCCCAACGTCACCGACGCATTCATGCCGGTGCGGCAGTACGATCTGCAGCGCAGGCTGGAGGAGTACGAGAGCAACCGCTCAACCCTCATGAGTAGATCCTAGAACGGAGGCCACTATGGCGAACATCTCTCACTACGCTGCCAGGAGAATGCTGGACTGGAGCCTGAAGGCGAGCGCCCCTGCCACCCCTGCCAACATCTTCATCGGTCTGTCGCTGGGCGCGATTGCGACCGCACCAGCGGCCTCCT